CATTGCAATCGCAATCCCCGATCCGTCCTTGATGAGGTAATAGTTGAGGTCAACCAGTACCAGATCTCCCTGTGCTCCGAGTATCGGGCTCTGATCATTGAGTATGCACGGAAATCCGAGCAGAGTTCCGGGTGCGCCCTCTCTTGCGTTCGGCTGCCAGACAACATGGTTTCCGGCATCGACCATCGCCATCAGCTGAGGTAGCGTCGTCTGTGAAGCGATCCAAACTGCCGGACCTCCGAACATGAAAGACGAGAACATATTGATAACATCAGCATATGCAATCGCCCCCGCTCCAGCCCTGGCCACATTGATTGATGCCGGATGGCCTATTATTCCGGCAGGCTGTCCGACACCGGTTCCTGTGAGAAACGCATCCTCTTCGGCCCCGAGTATCGCCTTGCGGAGCAATGAAGCGACTAGCGCTCCAGCCGCTTCTGAGTTTCTCAGCAGTTTATCTGTGACCGTTGTGTAAGCTGCTACTTCTTGAGGCTCGAGCTTGATTTCTCTCAAAGACGGCTCCGTCTCATGCTTGACTCCCCCTTCAGCGATCCATTTCACCACAACGCCAGAATACACGCCCTTGACTCCGGATTGGTCAAGCGCATTTATCGTGATAGCTGAATCCGGAGGATCTCCGGCCGGAATAACCTGCGCCCGGGGCCGGAAGATTGCAGACTGAGGCTCGAGTTGCAGAAACAGACTCGAAAACTGTTCTGGCACGAGAAAACCGCCTGCAGAACCGACACCCATCGACATGAGGCGCTTCTCACTGTCATGCACACTTTCGCGCCATGTCAATGATGGATGAGAGGGATTGAACCGGACCGCCTGCAGAAAATCGCCAAAGCTGCGGAAATCATCTGACTGTATAGACGACTTCGGTTCATTGAGTGCTGCCCTTATCTGCTCGGGGGTGTTTCCGATCCTCTGATTCTGTATCTCCTGTGCCTCTTTGATCTTTCTGTCATAATCAGAGATCCGGGCCTGCAGACTTTCTACCTCTTTCTGTTCGTCTTCTGAATATACCCGTTTCTCGGCACATACTTTGTCGAGCAGATCCTGACGCTTTGCCCATAGTTCATCCCTTTCTTGCATCAGAGATTGAATGTCCATTTTTTACTCCTTGACATTTAAATTTTTCGTCTTTGCCCGATATTATCCCTGGCATCTTCGAAACATTTCAGCGCCGCTGCGCTTGCCTCCCCAGACGCTTCTGGTTTCGGCCTGTTCCTGAGAGCCAGTTCTTTGCTTCGAGCGGTTACGAGTGTTTGCTCATAAGCCGGATAACTTACCGGCGAATAATCATAGATTGTCCAGAACTCAAATATTTCCCGGACCTCAATCATTACTCCGTCTACTTCTTTGTCAGTCCATTTTTCTCCATCACGTTTCATATCGAATGCAAAAGACATTTTGTCGATGATACCGTTTTTGATTGCCTCATATCCCTGGCGGCCCCAGATCGTTTTCGATACATCCGCTCGGATGAAAACACCTTTCTCATCTTCTTTAGCCTCAAGTGTGCCATTCTTTTTCGCCGCCATCGGCTGGCCGCTCTCATGATCCCATAGGACGAGCTCTTCAGACCGTTTCAATGCCGGACCTGCAGCACCTTTATGGATGATCTCCTTGAATCCCCAGAGATTGGCATACTGTTCGTATACAATCGGATATCCTTCGATAATGAGTTTGCTTTCTTCCTCGAGTGCCCTCATCTCAGTAAAGGGCATGTATCGTCGTTCTGGCTCGAGGAAGCTCTCTTCCTCTTTTCCTGGCTCGAATGTGCCGTCATTTTCTTTGCAATGAGCTTTTGCATCTTCTTCTGTCCATATATCCATAGGATATCTCATGGATTGCAATTCACTTTCATTTTCTCCCTTGATCCCATAGACGAAATCGATGCATTTGCCGTCATGTTTTGCCTTGCATTTTTCATATGCGTATTTATCGTAATTCGGTGGTTTTAATCTGCATGAATGAAAATTAGGCATTGGCATTTTGTACCTCCTAAAAATTATTCATCCCATCACAGCCATGATTCCGCAATCGCATCCGTCATGATAGGGAGGATGAAAATGGTTACTCGTTATATTCAAGGGAGTCTCAGCTCCTTCTGGCTGAAACGATCCCGCACTTAAAAAAGGCTGATCTATTCCGACGATTTTGCCGTCAAGATCATTGCAATAAGGGCAGCTCTTCCCATATGAAACAGACATAAGCTGTGTGATTCCTGCAATTGCAAATACAGAGCGTGTAAAGGCATTCTCAGCTCGCACTGATTCCCTCATGGCTATTTTCCCAGATCTCTTCTCCTCCCATTCGTTCAATCGTTCATCGAGGGCCTCGATTACATCTCTATGTTGTTCCTCTGCATCCCTAATCACTGCCCGAAGCTGTCCCTGAGATCCGCTGATATGCCTTTTCACAAAAAATTCTCGATATTGTGATTGAAAGCGATCGTATTGTATGCCGATATCCATCTCACTCCCGATCTCTTGAAGTGCAATCGGGAGAATCGCCTCAGCATAGGAGGCCAAAAGAGGAGCAGAAAGATTATCTACTTTTTTTGAAAACTCTGAATAATATCCCTCAAGCCAGACTTCAAATTCCTTTGAATCCTTTTCATTGAGCATTTTTTCTATGGCTTCTCTGATATCTTTCACTTCTGTGCTCACAATCTGTTTACCATAAGCTTCAAATTGTTTTTTATATGCTATGGTTATCTTTCTCCGGAGTGCTGCTGTTCTTTTCTGGAAAATCTCAACCGACCGCTTTGTTATAATCTCTTTGTTTTCTGCCTCTATAGTCAGGGGCTGCCCAGAAATAACGAGCTCCTTGTTCACCATATTCAATGGCATCATGTATATTTTCCCGAGTCCGTTCGGTTGTGGATTCATATCTTCAAGCTCAAGCACCATGTCCGCATTATATACACCGCGGTCAAGCATGGTTTTATAGAACTCCGTCCGTGTTTTGATATCTCCGCGCAGCAATCCTTTGAGTTCAAATTTTACATAATGAGTTTTCCTGTCTTTCTCAGTAAAAAAAGTATTATTCATTGCCTGTTCAATCTGCGTCGTGAGAGGCAGGAGTGAATATATAACGAGTTCAAGCCCTTGCTCTTCAATATTGCTAAAAGTTGCTCTGCTCAATTCCCGGAGAATATGCGGAGGCAAGTTCGTCCACCGGGCAATCTCAACCACTGAGAACTGCCTTGATTCAAGAGCCTGCGCTTTTACTGCATCAAGTTCCTGCTGTTTGAATTTAGCTCCTCCTGTCATGAATATTGCTTTCCAGCTATTCCCGAGATCCCCATATTTCTCATTGAAATCATTCTGGAGGCCTACTCGCGTCTCCTCATCCATTTTGTGCTCAATTTCTACAAATCCTCCCGCCTTTGTCCCTTTCCCAAAATAATTGGCGGCAAATTCCTCCTGCGCTTTGACGATCCCGAGTGATTCCCTTGCGTAATGTATAACTCCTTTCCCTGTGATTCCTTCGAGACTGATATGGGGAATATGGAGTATGTTTTCACTTGGTAGATTTACCTGTTGCCCATTAGCTTTATGCGTGATGTATCTATCCAGACGGTCTTTATCAGGCCAAGTCCTATCCGGCAGCAATGGAAATAATATTTGATTTTGATAATTATTCCGCTCTATATATGTATACCAATTGCCCCAAAGATATTTATGCATAATCGATGTATAAATCCATTGCCAAGCAGTCAATTTGCTTTCGTTCGGCCTGTTATGAATCCTGTCATAAAATGGATGATCATAGGCCCGTTCCTTTCCTCCGTTCGGGAGTCTGCGGTAAATCACTCGGGGGAGACTTGCAAGCGTGCCGGCAAGAAAATTCAATGCCCCGAATAAAGCTGAAATTGTGAGAGATGAAGTTTCAGAGACATTTGTTCCGGCTATCGTTTTTCTTGGAATAGCATTGAACCAGGAATTCCAAGAATCTATTGCGTTTCTTTTAAAAATCATACTGATTGCCATCTTTATTCTCTGTACTATCGTCATATGGCCCATATCTCGACTTTTTTCTCGTCCTCGCTGTGCCTGATGGCCCTATCAAGCGCCATGATTGATGCAACCACCCCATCTATGCGTTTTCCGCTTTTGTCCCGTTGCGGCTTCATCGGCATGATGTTCGCCTGTCGATCGCTTTTTACTTCTGTGCAGGAAATCATCCATCTCATGACCGGATTGTTCCCGTGGGCGATTTCTCTTGCAAGCACCTTCTTTTCAAAATTATCCGTCGGTCCCGCCATGCCGGAATATCTCTGAAATATTGTCACCATGACAAAATCTGCTTCCTGGAGATGGTTCACGATTTCATGGGCTTTCCATGGATCGTATGCAATTTCACCTATATCATATTTTTCAGCATCATTCAAAATCTGCTGTTCTATAAAGTCATAATTGATAGAATCTCCGGGAGTAGCGATGATATACCCTTTCTCTATCCAATATGAATACGGCACCCTATCTTTGCGCTCCTTCTCAATGAGATTGCCTTTCGGGATAAAAAACCGGTAAAGAAACTGATACTTTTCCTCTTTTTTCTCAGGAGGAAAACAATGTACGACCGCAGTGATATCCTGGGATGCTGAAAGGTCTACTCCCGTATAGCATTGTCGGCCGATGAGTGAATCCTCATCCACTGGGAATCCGCATTCACTCCAGGTTTCATCGAGAATCCATCTGCTTTCCACCTGTGTCCAGATATTCAAGTTCTTTGTCTTTATCTTGTTTTGTTTGGAAGGGGAGATGAGTGCTTCCTGAATGCGTTCCTCGAGGTAATCCCATCGGACGGATACCCCGAGATTCGGATTTGCTTTGATCCATATGTTTGAATCTGTCCAGTCGTCATCTTCATCCAGCGTGTAAACCAGACAGAAAAATGTTTCGGGAATCGGTTCGATTGTACGCTCGAGCACCTGTACAGCGAGCGTATGCTCTTCTTGATAACAAGCAGAGTTTTTATTGAATCCGGCAGTGGTGATGATATAAA